ATGAAAAGTAATACTCGCATATTCGCCTTGGTGGATGTGAATAACATGTATGCCTCGTGCGAACGTGTTTTTAATCCCGCGCTTAATGATCGGCCAGTAATTGTGCTCAGCAATAATGACGGCTGCGCTGTGGCCAGAAGCCAAGAATCGAAGGATCTAGGAATCAAAATGGGTGTTCCCCTCTTTCAAATTGAGGACATCGTTAAAAAGCATAATGTACAAGTGCTATCAAGCAATTACGCACTATACGCTGAAATGTCACGGCGCTTTATGTTGATGCTTGGCCAGTATGTCGCACCAGGTGAACAAGAAATTTATAGTATTGATGAGTGCTTTTTAGAGCTTACAACGTTCGAAAAAAACTTTGATCTAACCGCATACGCTCAAGAAATGAGATTGAAAGCTCAACAGTGGCTTGGGTTACCCTGCTGTATTGGCATTGGCCGCAGCAAAACCGAGGCCAAAATCTCGAACCATATAGCTAAGAAAAACAAATATTTCAATGGGGTATGTAATTTAGCTGAGATGGATCCTTGTTCTGCCGAGCAATTACTCGCACATGTGGACGTTGGTGAGGTTTGGGGCGTTGGCCGCCAAAATTGCAAGAAACTAAACTTAATGAATATTAAATCTGTTCTAGATCTAATTGAGTCAAATCCGAAAGAAATTAAAAAGTCTTTTTCAATTGTGATGGAAAAGACTGTCCGCGAGTTACAAGGCGTTTCATGCATTGATATCGAGAACGAGAACCCGTCAAAACAGCAAATTATAAGCAGTAGATCCTATGGCCAGCCAGTCTATGAAAAAGACGACATTAAATCATCGGTGCGATTATTCGTGACTCGAGGCGTTGAACGTATGCGGCATGATGGCTCTATATGCAAGATGATTGGTGTGTTTATACAGACTGGAAAGTTTAATAAAGAGGAACGTTATTCGCCGTATATCATTGTGCAAATGCCTGAACATACAGATGATTTGTTAGAAATTACCAAGGCGGCAATGAAAGGTATCGACCAAATTTATAAGAAGGGATTTAAATATAAAAAGGCCGGCATTGTTCTACTCGAGTTAATTCCTAAATCGAAATTTGTTCCAGATCTTTTCACAGATTACACGCATCGAAATCAACGTGAAAAGCTTTCACAAACGATGGAAGCAATCAAAGAGAAATACGGAAAGGATCATGTTTCTCTTGGTCTATGTAACGACACTAAAGCAATTTGGCAGATGAACCAAAACCGCCGCTCTCCCTCATATTTAACCAATTGGAACGAACTTTTTAGAATCGGGTAATCACTATGCATATTTTTAATTTAACAAACGAACAACTTGCACAGATCCTCATTCCGAAGCGGTTCGTTCCTGAGAGGTCTGCTGAATTGGAAGGAAATAATGTCGAGTATGTTTTTGATAGTGAAGATAAATTCGAATTAACTTATGATGAGCTATTAGAAATAATTGGAAAGGCTAGATTGGCTGGACCGCAACTTATACCTGTGATTGGGACAGTGGGGGAACAATGAATAGTAATAAAAGTACATTTTACGCAATATTATTATGGGGTGTTGTTATTTATGCTATTTCATTGCTTATTTACTGTACATTAAGAAGTTATAGTGCTGACACTAAAGATTTTATTTCAGATTTTGGTTCAATAATCGGTGGAATAGGTACTTTTTTTGCAGCCTTCATCGCTGCTTATTTATTCAACGATTGGAAAGATCAACACAATGCACAGGTAAGATATAACTATATTAAAGATACACTAACTCTTTTAAGGGAATGCATAATCGGACTTGGTCCAACACTAAGTTCAGCAGTTGTTGCAGGTGAAAAGTTCATAAATACAAGTTCAATAACCAGCATCCCCATTGATCAAAATTTAAACGATAAGCTCTATGAGCAACATAAACTTGTATTTTTAGTATTTAAGGAATACTACTCAATTTTTAAAGATGATGATAGTTATTTAGAATTTCTTAAACTAAACACCTTTCTTGAAAAAATATTTGTCTCATTATCAGATTTGAATACAACTATCCTGAATATTGAAAAATTAGAAAAAATTACTCAAAACACTCAAATAGTTGCTATTCCCTCTGCAATAAGCAACGGTCAAGTAATTAGCCATGTGACAGTTCAAAAGAGTTATCTAGATTTATATAGGGAGTTAGAACTCCACTACTTCAACCTGACAAGCCACATAGCTACCTACCAAATTAACGATTAATTCTCTAAATCACTTTTACACATATCCCAACATGAATATTGTTGTTTATAGTGTGTGCAGTGCAACCTGGTAAAAGAACAAGAATGCAGGCGCTTAAGATCAATGTAATCACTGAGCGCCTGCAGTGATAAATTACTTTTTTAAAAATAGATTACGCTCGGCAGCACGACGGCGTTCCAATCCTTTCATTACCTTGCCTCCACCAATATTCCAAACTTTAAACTGATCGGCTGCACCAATGAAATCACCTTTATTCAGTTTGGCCAATAGTGTTGATTTCTTAAATGCAGTTTCACCGATGTTGTATGTCAGACTCACCAGTGCATCGAATTGATTCTGAGAAACTGGAACTTTAACAACGCTATTAACTGCTGCTTCAAAGCGCTGCAAATCATGTTGAAAAAAGGTCATTGCTTGCGCTTTTGTGCAGGTATCACCTCTTTTCACTTTAACGCCGTTTGGAAAAACCGTGGTACCAAAACCAATGGTCCAAACTCCCACGCCATCGTCATAAGCTGTAAGCACCAGATCTTCAAAACTGGTGATTAAGTTGATACCAACGGAACTGGTTTTCATGCTACCAGATTGGTATTCATCTAAAATTTCACTAAATCGATCAACTTGATTTTGTGTAAGCTTGCCGCCTAGTAGTTTACGGGCAATGTCAAAGAATGCCTTTCTATCCATTTTACTGTCCTCTAAAAATTAGAAACCGCCCGAAGGCGGCTATTTAATGCTGTGATCTAAATGTCTTTATCTTTCTTCTTTTCTTGCTCTGAACTACCGAAGTAGAAACCGCAAGCGGTTGTCATTGCCCCTGCAATAAAACCTAATGCCGTGTTTATTAAGTTGCTGTTCTCTCGTGGCATATCGACAAAGAATAGTGCGATTACCAGGACAAACATTAAAGCAACTAAGGCAAAGGCCAGATAAGCCCGAGTTTGTTCACTTGTCATCAAAATCACCTTTTAACCGTTCTTTAGTTTGCTCATATTGCTTCTTTCGCAATTCGTGGATCTCTTGGGCTCGCTTATCATCACGCCGCTTAAAGTACAGCGTAGTGAAAAACGAAATCACACCAATAAATACCGAAAACCATACTGCCCAATCTACACTTGCTGCATACGCTGCCACTGATGCTACCCCTGATGCATATGATACTTTTGGTGCTGTTGCTGCGATTGTGTTTGTAGCAGCTTCAACCGCGCTTGCTGCCTGTTCCTGCATTTTTCTGACTCCAGAAATGAAAAAACCGCCTTAAGGCGGATGTTGTTAATTAGTCTATGAATTAAAGATTGGTTACATCAAGCGAGCAGCTTGCTACGATTGGCTTATCTTTTGTTCTACGCCGAGCATAGTAAACACATAAAATTCTTGCTGGAGTTGTCTCCACTACGAACGGTTGCCCGCCATCTGTTGAAAATATTGGTGCAATGCGAGTTCTATAAGACCAAGTCACCCCACCATCAGTACTTCTAAAGATTGTCACACCTGTTGTATTTGCTCCCCATATAATGTCGCCAGCAGATCCTGCGTGACCACTTGAACCGCTACGATCGCCAGTGGCCAAGATAATAGATCCATCAGAGATTTTGGTTAAATTCGGCTGTCGCCCATCCATCATTAATGCATCTTGAATGACTGGTGCAGACCAAGTTGCACCATCATCAATAGATACACTTTTATACAAAGGATTTGAGTTTCCTGAAGAATCTTCTCGACAGTATGCAATCCAGGTCGAACCTGTTGTATTCACTAAATCAGCTTCTGTAAAAATTTTCCCTGCACTACTAAACATGATCGATTTTAGAAACCAATTTTCTTTATCGTTTGAAGTAAATAATGCAGTTTCACTTATTCCGTTCACAGAATCAAAGTAGTAACCTGTTCTATACCAAACACCATTTTTGAACTTTAGACGAGACCAAACAGCATAAGCTTTACTGTTTGCATAAATAAAAGGCTTAATCGTTGCAGAAATTACACCCGCCACTTTTTTAATAATGAAAGTCTTTAAAACAAGAATGTCACCATCATTCATAATGCTTTCAAGTAAAGAAAAGTCATACTCAAGGGTGTCATTAATAAAGAAATTTTCATTCACTTCATATGTTTCACCATTGTCTTTTGAAACAAACATGACCTGCCGATCTGACTGTGCATGCGCTAAGCCATCTGAACAAATACCTACTATTGCTCCATTTAGTTTTTCAACAAATGGAAAAGCTGAATAATTCCCCGTGCGAACAATGTTCTTTGTTCGAAAGTTTACTGCTTGTACAAAAACATGGTTGGAGGGTAATCGTGGAAAGATACAAGGATCATTATTCAAATCATTCCCTGTAAATTCATATTCGCGTTTCTGACCAAAAACAACACTCATAATTTAAATCCTAGAAAATCACTTGGGCAGTCCAGTGGCATAGATAGCGATGTCCAGCAACAGCTGCAACGCTGTTTGTAATAGTTACACCGCTTTCACTTAAGTTATATGCGAGACCATTAATGTTGATTGGAGGATCTGCCGACTTATCTAAAAACCTTGATTCAGTACCACTTGTTGGCGACTGAAAGAGGAATTGAGGTGCCATAAGCATGACGGGGCTAAATTTGATATTTTGTGCAAAAGCCCAGTTAATATTTGAATTTAAAGCAATCATTTGAATTGCACCTTGCTCCGTTTGTACTCCACGGGGTGCTCCATAAGGGTAAGTGGTTTGATACCGGCTTAAAGCTTTCTGCATGATGTCGTATTTCTGCAGTTTTAAAGTCCGCACATATTTATTTGTTTGTGTAAGCTGGATACCTTCAAACTCTAAATAATCATTTGCGCCTGCAACTTCATTAATAAACTTAATCGTAAACAGCACTGCAATTTGAGTGAAGTGAGAAGGCAATGCAAAGACCAGTGAAAATGGATTGTCCTGGTCTCTTGACTCGATATTGAAATCTTCACTTTTAATTACTGTATTGCTGTTACTGTACAAACCATCTGGTCTTAAAATCGGTTGCTCTAATTCATCAGATCCTAAAATTTTTACGTTGATATCAGTTGCTTGATAATCCGAACCTTTAAACATATACCAGGCAAGACAGCAGGTATTGCCGAACAAATATTTAGCTTCATCGAAAGAAAGATTAATAACAAATGTATGCTCAGCCGTACTTGTTGTCGTAGCGTTTCGCTGGATGCGCATTGCATCTTGCTCATATGTTCCGTTTACATGGAATATAGTTGTACCATCGGCGAATCCAGCACGCGCGTGGGTGATCCCTGCAGGGATCTGCTTCCGCTGAGTTGTATCAACAGATAGCGCGTGCCCCATTTGCCATGCCGTTAATGCTCCTTGCCAGAGTTGATTTTCATAGGGAATCGTCTTAAATCGCTCTATAAAGTCTCTATTTAAAGCCCTTTGAGTCCGCCCATCCTCAGTAACAATTAATAAGTCTGTCCACCCATTTGCGCCAGCACCTGCAGCTGCAGCGATTTCAATCGCTTCTGCTAACCCTTCGATCGCACCATCTAAGTCGGCTCTAATCTGTTCAAGAACTTCATTAAAATGTTTTATCTGAGCTTCAACATCATCCTTTAATGCATTAATCTCTTCGATTGCTTCATCAATGGTGGTTATATCCACCTTTGTGTCTAAGCTTGCTAGTACTTTCCGCAGAATCATTAAAATGTCTGCCAAGCTATTTGCATTGCTTAAAATTGCACTCCAATTCGTTGCCATGCTTTCCTCCAGGCAATAAAAAACCCGCTTTCGCGGGTTTCATGACAATTTAAATTATTTAGCTTTGATTACATAAATCGCTGAAATATTCTTAGGTCTATTTTCGGTCGCAGTTGGTACAACTAAAGATGCATTAAATTTTGCACCCCAAGCATTACCAGTTCCAGTTGTATCCCCTGTGCTGTTTTTATTTCCAGGAATAACTTCAAATGCACCAGTGGCTTGTAAAGCATCAACAAACTGTAAATTACCAGAGTCCGTGCTACCGGCCCGAATATCTCCCTCAATATTTCGGATAGCATCACCCTGGGTACTTCCCAAAGTTCGGCCAATATCGACACCCCTTCCATGGTCCCAACCTCGTACAAATTCAGCTCGATAATCAGGGACCGCAAAAGTGTTTGCATCACCACCATACTTATTACCCAATCTTGCCGCTAGAATTGGATAGTCAGCCTTGTTATACGTCTGACCATTACACTCCAAATAGTTCACTGGTACTGTTTCAAATGGACAAATACTTATTAAGCCAATCGAATCCTCTAAAACACTTACCCTTCCACCCAAGACCTCAAAATCATGCGCATTTGATTGAGAAATTTGAGTTACTGTATTGTCTAGATCACCATGCGCATCAATAATTTCATTTACTTTTTTCGTTAATGCATTAAACAGCCAATTGAACCATTGTCTAGCAGGTTTTAATTTAGTGGGAAAGCCCTTGAGTAGATCCAATTGATCAGTATTTTTTTCTCCAGTACGGGCAAATTCCGTTAATTTATTAATACTCATCTTCATCACCAAATAGTAATCTGACCCCAGAAGGTAAAGGAAATAGCATCCGCACCAACTCCCTTTCATGTGTGTCAAAATCTTCTAAAAATAAAAAGCTCACAGTCATATTTAGATTATCGACTATCTTAAATCGCTTATTTAAGACCTGTTCGATAATCTCTTTTGCGGACTCCAAGGTACAATCAGACTTGTTCAAAAGTATCTTGGCTTTTATAGCAGACCGAAACAGTTGAGGGCTCATTTGATATGCTCGAAAACTTCCCACACCTGAGTCGCGCCAAAATCCTCCGATTGCTGGATCATTTGTTTCACCAAAAGGAAGTGCCTCCTCCTGATCTGCAAAACCAAAAAATGGAATCGCAACGGCGTTAGGGATTGAATCACGACTACCAACCCAATCCGCTAAAATCTGTAATTGATCCCCTTTGGCTGTTTCTAAATTGAACTTGCCACCAATACTGTTAAGGCATTCAAGACAATCAATTAAGGGATTCAGTGAGATCTCGACTGTTTCTCTAAACTTGGGTTTGTCTCGATGCTGGCTTGTAAGGAGAGCTATGTATTTCTTTGCATCCACTAAGCGCCTCCTGATGATGTAATTTCAATATTGTCGGTGTCACAATATGCAACCGCATTAAAAGCTAGGTAGTAATCACGTTCAATGGGTACACCATTTGCGATTATTTGGATCGACTCAATCTGGAACGACTCTGAATCCAAGTTCCCGAATAGACCTGCAGGAATATAAAGCTTATTCAGCATAATACGATCACCGATATCTAATTGATTTACATAATCAGCTAGGTTTTGCTTAATCTCAGCTTCAATTTCTTTGGAATAGCCTGAGGTACCAGTAATATCAATTGAAAAACTGATATTCACGATATTAGGTCTATACAACGAAACTATTTCTTCATCACCAAAGGTATTAATGACGGTGACTGAAATATTTCCGTACCATCCGCAACCCAAGCTTTTCTTTGATCTCATCACGTTAGCAATCTGGTTTGCATCCCCACCCGCTACCACCACACATAAACTATGAGAAGGAATGCCTAGACTGTTTGTAGCATCAGTGTCATTTTCGTATGTCTTACAGCGTGAAATGCCTGGCAAGCTAAAGATCGCCCCTTTAATGCTGTCCGTTTTAGATTGCGAAGGAATGGCCACAGAAAGTGCCTGACGCTGTCTTAGCTTTGCATCTGACTCAACGGGCATACCTAAAGTCGATGTCGCGGGATTATTTACCCCTTTCCATCCCCGTGTCGGCTTACCAATTATTTTGATGGTGTTGCTCATAGCCAGAATTGCACCTGGGTTTTTCGCAGTGGCTGTAATAACAATTTGACCCGAATTAGGAATTATCACCAAGTCTGGAAAGATCCATTGATTAGCATTGTCATCGAGGGCGTATCCTTTTGTGATTTCCGTAGTGGCCACACCCGTAATTTCTAGATCTACAGTCGAGAATGTTGGTACCTGCCGAGCAATTCCATTTATGGCCACATTGCGAGACAGAGCATCTTTCTTTGCTGTCTTTGGTGAAAAGGTGGAGTAAGTATCTACAATGGCCGCATTTACATCGGCGATCGCACGGGAAAACACACCAATCCACTGCCCGTCCTGGCTATCGTTTTCAAGGTACGCATCTTCGCCATAAATACTTTTATATTGCGTCTTGAGATAATCGACTATCTCGTAATAGGTGGGTGCCAAGGGACCGCTATCGGTAATAACTGGCGCAACTGTCGTCAATGTCATGTTGTTAAGTCCCCATTAATAAATGCTTCGCCGTAAATAGTGTTTACCGTCATCGATACAGTTAAACGGCGTGTTTCTGTATTTAAAGAGCTTTGAAAATCGACAATGTTATTTACACCTGGTGTTTCTAAAACTCGCTGTCTTAGAGTGAGCTCATAAAGATTCTTGGAATGCTTACCAACAATCGACTGACTCCAACCTGTGCCGTCCGATGTGTCGGCAAACCACTCACCAAGCCAAAGCTTAAGCCTGGATAAAATCGCCTGCGCCACGGTCTCGGGTGAGTTCACAAGAAAGTCATTCTTGCCAGATCCAAAAACATAGTCGCCATCACTTGAAAGTTTTCTATAGCGCATAAAAAAAGACGCTGTCGCGCCCCTCATGTTGATAACTTTTATTCTGGTGGGCCTGATTTGCTAGATCCCGAAGCAACGCCCGTTGTGATGTGGCTAAATAAACTTACTGTCTTGGCCACAACATCAGTTAATGACTTAATCAGCCCTGTAACAGTTAAAGTCTTTTTCATTTCCACGTCACAATGAAAGACAGCCTTCTGGCCAATAAAATTAAAGACCCCATCTTTTGTGATTTGGATCTTTGTTGCATTGTCATCACTGCGGATCTCAAGGCTATCTGTAGAAATATTCGAGATCTTGTTTGCTTGTGACTGCGGTTTAAAAAATGCAAAGCCATCTGATAGATCATGATGCCGAGTATCAAAGGGATTCTGAACCCCACCAGATTGCCACCACAGGTCGATGTTGCGAGATGAAAAGTTAACAAGGCATTCATCCCCCACATTGATTGGATGTGTAATGGTGAAGCCGCCAGCGCACGGAAACATAACTGGTACATCTTGCAGTATCGGAATTTCTAACATTTCGATATTTCCGTCCGGTGCACGTACCGGCACCTTGATTAACGGTTTCACTTCTAAAGTGACTGCATCAGGATCATAACTCACCACTTCACATGGTAAGTTTGTCCAGATAGCCAAGATCTCTGCAGTAACAGCATCTTTAATAATGCTAAGCAGATCTGGTGAACGTTCATTGATTGTTAATGCCATCTATTCAGCCCTCGGTGTGGGTGCCCAGCTTTCATCAACTGCAGTGAGGGTAATACCAGTTAAAGGCACTACTGCACCAAGTGCCGTGCAAACCATGTTGGTGTACCACTCATCCCCACGTGTATCACCGCTATGTTCAATCGCTTGAATCACAAAAATTCCCTTGGCATTGGTTGCCAGTTTCGGTGTTTTGTTGGGTTGATCAACTTGCTGTCCAGCATAGGAAATATCATAGTTTTCTGACTGCAGATTCGTTACATCGATCTTTATGCGGTCCATACGTTTAAGCTTAGGATTCAACAAGCATTTAACGACTAGTCCCTCGCTTGTCAGTTGTGGCATTCCAACCATCCCCGTATCTGCAGTTAAAACAAACATGGGGTGAATTGAGTATTTATCCAATTCTGTAGAATTAATGACACCTTCGGAATAATCAAAGGTGACATTATTCTCACGGCCAACTTTTTCAATAAATCCATGAAAGCTACCGAACAAGGTTCGCCCACGTGGGTACTTTTGATCACTTAACTGGACCAGATCCCCCGCATCGATTCCATACTTCTTAGCTTCCTCCACGATTAGATCACTTAAGCCGTGAATAGATGTACCTGCAGGTACAGATTGATTAATAACGGCCTCATTTCGGACTTGATCACCAGCAATGGCCAACACACAAAGATAGGTATCAACTGGACTATATCGACCACGGCGGTATTGAAATACACGACCTTTAAAAATAACCTCAGGCTCATCATCCCCATAACTACACGCCAAGATAACTTGCGTATTCTTTTTATCATCGTCTACGCCAGCAAGCTTATTCATAGTCTCATGCGATAAATTGTAGATATAGAACTCTGCGGCCTTTGGTTGTTCTCTTGTCGGCTGACTAACCACAAAAGTGATTTTAAAATCAGAAAAATCTAATGCGTCAGGTGTATTTTGATCAACTTGAATCGTCAGTCTACAGTTACGCATCCATTGCATAGTCATGTGTCACTCCAAAACAGTTTTATTCGGGTACTTAAGTCACTGAATGTCTGGCTCTCATCTTCATTAGTATTCAGCACGTATAGCGCACCCTTAATGATGTGTTGATGTTGGACCAGTAAATTGTCACCCACCAACATTGGTAGACCAGCAATTAAGGGATTTTCTGCATTATCAAAAATATCTAAATACCACTGCTCAGCTCGATAGATAAGTTGCAACTTATACTGTGTGGTACCGAGCTTGATATTAAATTTTTGATTACCGAAATTAAGCGGGATTTCGTAATCCATAATTATTCACCCAATAATACTGATTTGATAAAACCTGTAGTTTTACTTAATGCTGACTCATTGATAGGTATAGCCTGAACGGTACCACCGTCTGAAACGCCTGCAGTAGCTTCAGGGCTTGCTTGATTCTCAATTGCTATGAAAGTTGTTTGTGTACTGACCATCAAAACTTTTTTAAAAGTAATATCGATCATCAAAACGTTTTCAGTCTGTAGATCCGTAGTACATCCAAGCGACTTGATAAGCATGTTTGTGTACAGTCGCTTACCAGTTGAAATAATCAGGGGTAAAGCTTGTTCTTGTAGCTGCAGCAATGTTTGATAAACAATTGTCAAACTCGTATTGCCACCCAAGATGGTATCTCCAAGAAATCCATTTAAGGTGCCTGCGCTCTCTGACCACCCCACCTTCATTGTCACTTCTGGTGGCTCTTTGAATGCATGATCCGAAATAGCCGCACCGACTTCCGTAGGATGCTCAGTTATTTTCAGTTCATCTTTATGCTTTTCTTCTACTGTGACATCTGCAAAAAGCCCCATGATCGTTCGACCACGGCCAGAGAGTAAAAGTGAGCCTATGATCTCCGAATTCTGATATGACGTGACAGCACCTAGGCCGCCATCAAGTAATGTACCTATTGCCATAATTTCACTCATATAATATAAGAAGGCATTACACCTAAAGATGAAAAAACAGAGTAACCAATCATGAGAAAACTACTGCTCTTGACTATTACATCTATGCTTAGTGCTGGAGCTTGGGCTTTACCTGCGCCTAAAGATTCCTGTCAAATATCAGATCTTCAAACAAGATATGCTAGGCTTTATGCTGCAGGAAGTACTTGTGGTAAAGATGAAAATTCACCTTATGCAAACAAACTTAGTCAGCTTTTCCAGTCGGATCAAGAGAATTGCAAAGTTTCAGCGAATCAAATAGATCCTACAGATAAGCAAGTTGATCAAGCTTTTAATGAACTTGATCAAATGACACATGCCCAAATAAAAGAATTATGTGCAAGTTTGGATAAACAAATACAAGCCATTAAACAAAAACCCCCTTTGCTCCCCTTGCCATGATTGTCATTGCATTTTCCTGCTGATGCTTAATTGCATTGGCAGACTCCACTGGACTTGATGCCCCATTAATCGTCATATCTGTCTGATAATTTTGATTAATAGTGATATTACTAGCTGACATATCATTCGAGCTATTCACCTGCGCCTTGTGTGGATTACCATTGGGAATAGTCGCATTTTCCGCAAATCGGGCAAGATCTTTAGGGTTATTAGGTAAAATAAATTTTTCTGTCTTATCAATTTGTCCCTTTAATTTCTCCAGATTATTTCTCCGTCGCTGATCATGAGCTTTCCAATCAAATGCCGTTTTGCCTTTATTTATGCGATCTTGGCCATAAGCCCATACAATATAGTTTTTACCTAAAGTTTTGGCGTAATTTTCAGGATCAGCATTAGGAGAAGAATCGAATAATTCTTTGGTTTTACTGTATCTCTTTATGCTGTATATCTCACTTCTAGCAAACTCAGCCATTGCTTTTAGTGATCCTTGATTTTTCAACATATGTCCAGTTTCATCAAGTAGATTTTTAGACTTTAAATAGTTAATTAACTTCTCCTTCCTATCACCTTGCCAACTAAAAAATCCAAGATTTTGTTTTGAATTTCCAGCATCAGAATGAGTTCCGAACATCGTATCAAGGTTATATTCATTTTCACGGCCAACCTCTGCGGTTAATGCCATAGCTTGATTCATAGAAAATCCTGAATCCAAGAATGCTTTAAACACTGACAATCTACGACCATCTTTGGTTTTTAGTGATGTTTCACCTACAGCTCCTTTGACGGCATCTACTGTGGCCTTCGCTGCACCAGTAGCAACAGACTGGTACCCAATTTCACCACGTTCACGTTGATCAACTCGGGTTTGAGCATCAGCATTGCCAAACATGGCCAAACCTTTATCGACCATAGAAAATGCAAAATCGGTAATGCTGGCCACTTTGTCCTGTGTAGGCGTAACCTTTTTCGGATCTGTTGGATTGATGTATTTATCAACTGCATCGTTAACTTTCTCTGCAGTCTTTGTGACACCTTCTTGAACCTCGGTCGCTACCTCTTTTAATGCACCTGCAGGATCTTTAATGATTTTCTGGATGAACTCGATTGTCTTGTCTTTGATCTTGTCGAGAATATCTAAAAAATCTTTGATCTTGTTGATAATGGTATCGATGCCATTGGTCCACTTAGACCAGTCAAACAATGACTTGCCGCCTTCCTTCCACGTTTTGTAATCGTCATAGAGCAATGCCAGGGCTGCACCCAATGCCAGGATAATTCCGATCGGTGATGCTAGGAATGCGAGTCGGAATAACTTAAGCAAACCGATAAAAGTTTTAAAAGCCGGTATAAACTTTAAAAGTAGCCCGAGCGACTTGGCCAAAGCTCCAAACATTAATGCCAACATTGCAAAGCGCAAGCCAACGGCGAGCCCTTCTTTGATTTGTGGATTCAATTGTGAAAAGGCATGAATACCTGCCTGAATCAACTGATTCAACATTCTCAAGATAGGAATTAAAGCTTTACCCGCCTGCATGATAATGACCTGAAACCCTGTTTTAGTCATCATTGTCAGATCACGGTATTCGGTCATAAACTCATTGCCAGACTTGGCTAAGTCATTATTCATACCGAGTTCTTTTTGGATCTTCTGGTATTTATCCATGTTGGCCATGAATTTACCATCACGCATGGCCATCAATGTGTTTTGATCGATACCAAGGGAATTGGCATAAGCATTGGCTTGATACGATGGCATCTTGGCTAAAACACCGCTCAGATCCTTCATAACTTCCACGCGGTCACGCATTGCGCCGTTTGCATCACGTGTATTTACACCAAGACTTTTAATCTGTCCCTCGTAACCAGGTGAATTACGGATCTTTTCAGCTAATGCCTCAAGTGTTCCGACAGCACCCTCGGCACTACCACCAAGCTGAGCAATGGCATTCCCATATGCATTGATGTTGGTAACACTGGCACCAATACGTTGAGATGAGAAATAGAGCTTATCTAACTCACTGGCAGTTTGTTTTACAGCAAGTACGGCACCAGTGGCCAAAGCCAACAAAGCGCCGTTTAATGCCTTAGCTTTCCATTCAATGCCATCCATGGCACTTTTCATATTAGCTAAGCCGGTATTGTCTGTATCAAACCCCAGCGAAACCAAGAAATCACGAATTACACCATCTGCCATGGGATCACCTATTTATTTTTTCTTTCACGCTCCTTGTTCAACAGATATTCATTATCTGCAACGACATCAAGCGCATCATTCATGAAAGCTATATCAACGAGATCTAGCTCACCATTTTTTAAAGATTCAAATTTGCACATGCCTTTGATCACTGGCCGCATGAGCCAATCCGACTCATCCGGCAAGGACCTGAAACTTATTGCGGTTGCTTCATGCTCGATGCCTTCATAAGCAACCCTTGAATAAAATTTCCCAAGTTGATCCGGATCGTGGCAATTACTAAGGGCAAAACTTGCGTCATATCGATGTCATCAAACATGATGCTGTTATTACGACAGACAACAGCACCACCTCGCTTGGCAACGCCTAGGCATTTAAAAATGATGTAATTCACATCATCCTCAGGCATTTGTGCAATCGCATCCATCAACGGCGATAGAGCATCGGCCAATGGCTGCAGGTCGCTAAGATCACCGCTTTCGCCCTGGTCAATCGAATCAATTGCTTTTGCTAAATCACCCTTGGCCACTTCCGCAATAATCGGCATCAACTTAGGCACAATAGGTGCAATTTTTCGGGATACATGAAACTGATCGACCGCATTTAAGCGGCCGATCGTGTATTCAATTCCATTAATTTCCATAACTTAAAACCTTACTCATATGTGCCAAGTTTCATATCGACTTTGATTGAGTCAAATACCCATTCCACGATGCCGCCGTCTTTTGCATTCACATAGTCAGGGACTTTCTTAAATGCACATTTGGTGGCTGTATGGTTATCCCCTGAACCGTCATGATTCAGAGTGATTGTATTTTTCCCCCATTTCACCGAGCTGTTTTTCTGCAAGTTATAAAGATTCATTAACTTGGCATTAGTCGGAGAAGTTTTAAGAAAGCGAATTGTGATCTGACCTGAATTGTCGGCATGCAATGAATGCATCCCTTCACCATCGGCCCCAATGGTCATGGTGTTTTTGTCGCCTGCCATTGCAAAGGTAATACCCTCATCGGAAATAGCTGCGCCATAACCTAGATCAATCACCGCGTCTGCACTGGTTAAAGTGCAATGGGTATCCATAAAAGAATATGTACTCACGAATTACTCCTTAACGGTTTACAGCGACAAGAACATCAGCAAAGTGTGTTGCACCTGCTAACTTACCCGCAATTTGAAATACAGGCGCTTTACGAGCTTCACGATCTGCCTGAGGTTGATCATCAAGACTATTGGCAAACACGTAGTAGGCTTTTGGCAGATAGTCACCCGTCTCAAGTACACCAAAGCTGTCGCCATTCCATCGACCAGGACCAAGCAAGCCATTGGTCACACCTTGCTCACAAGCTGTTTCAAGCACACCACACTGACGGTTCACACCTGCGCCCGTTTGCGGAATCTTGGTTGTGTTGGTGTAATAAAGATTCCACAACGATGTCTCAAGATGGTTTTGGAACCAATCTAGGCCGTGGATCTCATCAAAGAATGTGCCATCTGTCATGACACCTTCCTGCAGGATGGCCGTGTCATTGTTATAGCCTGCAAACACATTACAGTTAATCGCTGCCAGCGCCTTAGCCTCTGGGGTTTTAAGATCCTCTGCAGCAATGCCAGGCAACTGTTTAAACTTCAATGTTATGGTGGTATTGGTACCCATAAAATTTACAGTGAAAGCACGACCAAACACCGATGCAGCAGCATAAGCGTTATCACTGGAAAAAATTGAGATGGTCCGGCGGAACTTCTTCTGTTTAAGCTTGTAAGGGATGCTGGTGGTATCCGTTGAACTTAAGCAGTTTTCATCTTGTGAGGTGTAACCGAATACACGCGAAGGATCTGCAGCCTCAATCAAAGCACCAACGTCTAAAGCCTGCTGCTCGGTAAGATCTGCAGCAATAACCAGACCGTACCACTTTAACGACCCAAGACATGCTTGGACTGCAGCTTGAATTGTTTCTGCCCCTGTGCCTTCTTTGTGCCAATAGCCAATATATAAGGTGCGTGGCTTAGGCGATTGTCCAAAGTATGCCAAAGCTGCTTTATATTCTGGATCGTCAACGCCGTAATCCTCACCAACTTCGGTGATATTTGAATACTGACGCATACGCTCAATCGCATCAATCACGCCACTGGTAGCACCAAGAATCAGCAAAGATCCAAACGAGCGAGGTCCTGCCGCCAATGCAGCAAGGCTAATGCTGACATTTACGACATTAGAAACGGGTAATGTCATGGATTACTCCTGGTTAAATTTATTGTTCCAACATCTAAAAATGACTTAACAGCAAACGTGCGTGATGTTTTCCGCTTAAATACAGTGGTTAGGTCATATCGATGTACAAACTGATTATTGAGAAAGTCAGGCGCGGTGATGAGCTCACCGACACTGATAAATTTGATTTGCTGCGCTTTGAGTTGCGCAATGTTTTGCGGAATTGCTAGACCATCCTTAAGGACGTTTGCGATCGATTGGCCATGATCACCATAGAACGATAGGAATAGTGTCAATTCTTCATGTCGAATTGAATCCATTGTCTCGTCTTTCTGGTCGAAGTATGGCCCATCATCGGGAATTATCGACTTTACAGCGAAGGCGCACCAATCCTCACCAATCGCAGGGAAAGGCGGAGGATCTTTCTGGAAACGTGGCCGAACCATTACACCTGGTAAAGAAGTTACCCCAACAATAAAAGCTTGAAAGATGTCCTCAAGTTTCTGGTCATAAGCAGATCCGCCACTAGGGGTGATATATCCCCCTGTTGCAGAATCACCCATGATTTACCCCAGTGGCTTAAGCTCACAAATTGCTTTTACGAAACCTTGGCCATAATGCAAATTATCCAAGACTTGAGAAACGATGTAGGTTTTACCCTGCCATAGGATCTCATCTGCTTTGGTTTCAGTATTACCTGAGGACAAAGCAAACTTGGTATGAATATTAATTGCACCTTTAATCAAAGTTCCATCAGGACGGCGGTCCATGTTTAGACCGCTATTTGTAGTCACCACACCTGCAAAAGTGGTGGTAGTTATGGTTTCTTGCGATCGGCCGTTATTACCCACGATTACTGCAGTACGATTACAGATAATACCGGTATCCATAAAATCAGGATCTAGAAGTACATCTGACACATCAAGACGAGCCACGTTTTACCTCCTTATCCTTTTTCATAATGATGTATGTCACCGACTTTCTTAACTGGCCAGTATCGATCAATGGTCGAACCAGGCCTGTTTCTGCAGGTCCAGTTTCTAGCTGTTTAAGATACTTTTTCGCACCTTTACGCCCACGCCGTGCACGTGCACGGATAGTGGCCAAAGACAACGGCGCAAACTCACCATTTACAAAATATGCTCTAACTGAGTTCATGGCCACCATGCCTGCAGACTCAAGCAACATCATCATGCGTTTATGATTACCCGTTAAAGCCGCATCAACGGCTTTTACTAGTTTATCCCCGACCTGTTCTTGAACTTCTTCAACACCTGGCACAAGGAAAGCACGCTCGGGAATGTTCATCGCTGGTGAACCTGTTTCTTGCAGATACCCAATCTGGGCATTGGTGAGACCATCCCCATCAGTTCGCACTTCGCCGTGCGGAATACCCACAAGCACATCAACTTTTGATAATTCCGCAACGGTTTGCAAAATATCTAATAGACCGTTACCTGTAGCGGTGACATTGCTACTCATAGCTGAACACCTCCCGCACCTGCCATCATCAACATCTGATAGAACTGAACACCCCAAGTGGTTTGATTCCAATGCCCTGCATCAGTAATAATTACACCAGATACATCCATAGACTTAGAAACGCTGTCCACGGCCTTAGAGGTCTCATTGCCTACGATCTTGCCCGCATCACCACCAACACTGACCGCATCCATCCCACGTTTATATAACGTGAGATAGTGGGCGATAAACAGCGTCAGGCCATAATCAAGCAAATCTTCCCATCGATCATCATTCAGTAATTTTTTCCCAAGGTTGAGATAAAAATTAAATTGGAATGTTGGATATTGCACAGGATCTGCAAAGACCGGCATCGTTTCCCGAAAGGATTGCTCATCGATCATGGGTTATGCTTCCTTTGGCTGCTCTTTGTCCTTAGCCTTGGCATCGGCGATAGTTTTTTCTGCTTTGGCCAATTTGGTTTTAAGGCTGCTGATTTCCGTGTCACGTAATCCAATCTCATTATTAAGATTCTGAATAGTTTCAGCATCTTTCTGTGATTGTTCTTGTTGTGCCTTGTTCAACTGGATATTAAGATCACTGATCTCTTTATCCTTGTCCTGAACATCACCTTTCAGCTTTTCAATCGTCTTAGCGGCCTCGTCCGATTGTTCCTGCAATGCCTGCAGATCACCTTGCAATTCTTCAACCTGCTTTTGTAGTTCACCGTTTTCAACATCTTCTTGGGTGAGCTCTTGGCAATGGGCTTTTACGAACCAGTTATCAGCAACCTCTTGGTCTACCAATTGCAGACCAGGATTAAGTTTTACTGTAATTGCTTGACCATGTTCATTGGTACCAAGGTTTACCGTTAATGGACGTGAAAGGAGAATTTGTACTTGCTTACTCATGTCGTTCTCCTTACAGACCATCGGCATAGAAGGCTGTCTCAGGGTAAACCCATTCAACTGCACCTAAACGACCGTAATACGTAGTTAATTGGCGCAAATCGCGGTATTCGACTGGTGTACGCTGTAACGGCACCATCGGGAAGCGAACACGGTTTTCATTTTGCTCATAACACATCATGCGGTCAGTGCCTCCAGTACCACGACCAACTAACCACTTGGATGGTTGAATATCCAAAGGCTTACCATTCTTAGCCATAGAGATACAGTTGATTTTGATATATTCCAGAATTGAGATGTTGCCCGCTTCTGAAACTTTACGGGTAACGATCAAACCGAATTGCTCAGGCGGTAATAACAATTTTGAAGGACAAACGGCGAAAGCTGATGCAACCCAAGCGTTATACAAAATCATGTTTACGTCTGCGAGAATTTCGTCTGCAGTGGCAACCGACCATTCTTTATTGACGTTGGTTGCTCCAACATTATCCGAGTTGAGTAAACCCTTAACACCCACAATGTCGTCACCGATATAGATCTGCTCATCGGTGTCCATGTTGTGCTTAAGGATTAAGCCACTATGTTTAAGCGCATCAACAGGACGACCGACTTGGCGAGCCGATTCAAGCTCTGGAAGTGTCCAGCCGATCTGATTGGCCCACAATGTCAACGGTTGAGCTGTTTTGCCGATATCCAACGCAATCCCCTGGATTGCATCAGCGTTCTTACCTACCCAAGATTTACCCTGAGGAGAAGCGCCACCAGCTGCAGCAAAGGTGGCATTTGAGAAACTCGAAATTTCATCGGCAATAGATACGTCGGAACGTAGATCGATATCACGGGACCAAGTGACATCAGCCAAAGGCTCATGCATGGTTTGATCTAAGCGTTCTAATTCACCAACCAGAAACGCACCAGTGCTATCCACAGTCTGAGCATCAAAGGTCATCATGTGGTCACGTGTACGCGCACGTACAGGGGTAGCAGTACCCATGACCACAGCTTGGGCAAGAGTAGTTGCAATTAATAACTTACTCATATTGTGTTTTCTCCAGGCACAAAAAAACCACCTCATTGGTGGCCGTGCGAATCAATATTGTTTTAGATGTTGAATGAAATTTCTACGTTGCCCTTTGCGTCCGCATCATGCATAAAAAAGGCGCTAGGTAATGCGATGCTATTGGCACCATCTGCTGCGGCTTCAATTCCACCAACTGGCTTGGCTTCTGTACCTGCAGTGACACGCACATAAACAGTTCCTGCTTTTTTGGCATTCCCGGCATTACATTTCACTGTCATATAACCACGGCGTAAAACGTCTTGAATGCCGTTCGGTTGCGGTACCGCTTTACCTAATTCATTTTGAGCTGATTGTGTTGGGTAAGCACGAACGAATAAACCGTAAATCACTGCCGCCGTATCAGCTGCAGCCAGTGGTACAAATTTACCTGTCGTACCATCGATCTTACCGAATAGACCAAATGCAGCGAACTGTGCACCTACAGGATGCGATTCAATTGTTGATTGGCTTTTTCGAGAGACATCACCAGGGATGCCACTCGGCATGCGATATAAAAATGCGTTAGACATATTTCCTATCCTTATTTATTCCAAAATTCACGGTTTTTTGCATTAATTTCGGCAGGCGTTGGTGCAGATCGACCGAAATCACTGGTTCTAATTCCAGAACGAACACCACGGGCATTGTTCTGCTGTTTGATCAATTCAGATGCCCCTGCGAAAGCAGCATCAATCGTATAAGTTGGTAACTTGTCAAAATCAGGATCTACCCCAACAAACGGCGCGATTGCCTTTTGCCCATCCTGAGTGGCGTATGAGGCTTTAAGCACTTGACGTTTAACATTCAAGACAGCTTTACCATTATTGGCATTATCCAAGGTCGGCATGCGATAACCAGGTGAAAGGATCTCAGCACGGGAAATGACTTCTTTTAATGAATCACCCGTGTAACTCTGGACACCTTCATTAGAAAGTTTTTCGGCTTTCTCTGCCTCGGTTAGATCGCCGCCGTCCTTTGTTTCTTCCTCAGGCTCGTCATCGTCCTCGGTTTCTTCTTTTTCAGAATCCTTGGTTTTTTTCTTTTCAATGGCTGACATGCGCATATCCATCGTTTTCATGAATTTACGCATTTCCGCCTGAAACGCCGCATCACCTGTTTTGGTTTTTCCCTCCTCAGGTTCGTCCTCATCTTCGGTTTCTTCTTCCTCAGAATCAGACGTTTTTTCTGCCTCCTCAACAGCCTGATCCACGGTACGTTTAAGCCCAATCAAACTTTGATACCAAGGCGCTTTATTTTTAGTCGTCTTTTTAGACATAAAACTATCTCCTATTGAGCAGCGAGAACCGCATCGCCCTTTTTCAACTAATGCAATATGGTTCACCCGAATATTGCTCTGTAACCCTTTGCCCTTGCTGGTCTCTGTATAGTCAGCATCGTAGCCTAGGGAAATTTCTACTTTTCCATCGAGAACCTTTTGAATGGTCTCTTTATCCATGACCAAAAGATCAGCCATGAGATAATCAGAATCGACACCATCACCACGGCGAACATCTTTGCCCACCCCCTTGGATAGTTCTTTCCAGTTATCTGGCGTTACCCAATCATCAGGGTGGTCATCGGTAATAGGCTTGCTTTCAGCACTTGCAATGGTGATTGGATCGAATAGAACATCTTCACCACGGTAGATGATGATCAAGCCAGTATTGTCTGCAGTGACTGGGACCTCGCCGTCTGCATACATCAAAGTCCCAATACGTGCGATCGGAACATCACGACATAGCAAATAACCCTCTGGGGTAATCTCTCGGGTGCGTCCTAACTGGCCAGTGGTATAGATCTCTGATCGATCAACCGTTTTCTGATCTTTTGTCTTTTTAGGTTTAAACATGGTTCACCTTTATGCAGGCATAAAAAAACCACCCGAAGGTGGTCTTTTTAAAATGAATTTATCATTCAATAACTTTTAAAGCTTCGGGTGAAAAGTCATAAGATTTGACTTCACCCTCGACAACCCAAACACAGACGGCTTTAGCATTATCCTTGCGAATTCTTTCAACTGTCATCGAAATACCGCCTGATTTAAGTTTTACAACATCTCCAGCTTTAACGCTCATAATTATTCTCCAGAAATAAGAATCTTCAAATATATCAGCTATTAAAATTTAAACAATATACTTAAACATCAGGTATTACTGGCTCTGCATAACACCGGCAATTCGGTAAACATCCTGCATGACCACGCAATCGATCTAAAACAGGTGGGCTACTCCACAAAACGAACTTCCCATTCATTTCCTTATGGGATGGCCTAACATCTCCATCCTCACTGGTTCGCCAAATATATCCATCAGAACCAAGATTCTCGGCTCTAGCCTGTGTAAATAAACATGATGCTCGGCTGACCTCAGTGCGAGCAATTGTATTTGCTCTGGATCTTGTCACTTGACCAGTGGCCATGATTAGACCAGCAACCTCACTGGCTCGACTACCATCAATTAGCGATCGTGTAGATAGATCCTGAACACGCTGAGCTGCTTCCAGTGGTAGCGATCTAATCAAGCGAACTTGCTCATTTAGCAACTCTTGATAGACCGCACCTATATCAGTGTCGCGGATCTGTTCACGCACACCACGGGATAGATCTTGTGCATAGATGAGCCAAGTTTTCTCATCACGTAAAGCAACATCTGTGATGATTCTCCCCGCAGTGTTTTGTGCCCAAAAATGTAAAGTCTCTGCATATTGATTTAAGGCATTCACAATGATGGGGTACTTACTTGGATCATTAACATCGAAACCCTTAACAATGGTATCAACGTAATGGGCAATCTTTCTAAGCTGCTGACTGTACCGGATCTCCATCTTTCGCGCCCGATTCGGCGTTAGGCGGCTGATTTGGTTCTTCATCGTCTAAACGTCCCCTTGGCGGTGGTGGATCTTCATCATCAGCATCTTTAATTTCCTCGTCTGTGATATGAGAGAAAATTCCAGTTACTTCGCTTGATTGGCGTAACTCTTTAAGGGCGGTAGACCGTTTGATCAGCCCAGATTCCTCGGCTGCAGATACAGCATCAACCACATTCTTGGCCACCTCTGCTTTTTTATCGTCCCCAAGCTGCCACAATGAGGCGAATTGAAAGTCGAATGAATCAGGCAAAGGCTTGCCAACCACAGACATAGACAACACGGCATAAAGGATCTGCAACGGCGTACGCAATCGGCCCTCTTGCTGTTGATTGATATTGTCGTAATAGTTGGCTAGATCAGATTCTCCCGTGGCATTTAGCCCTGCAGGTGACTGCCCGAATAAGCGCACTAAAGGGATACCGGTTGCACCAGAGATCTGTTGTCCAAACTGCAGAAGTAAATTATCCAATCCCGTAAAGCTATATTGATGAGTCTCAAATTCATCCTCGGCATCCATCAAGGTCAAACCCTCGTTAGATTGCCATAGTCTGATTTGTTCAATCTGCTTTACCAGAGCATCAAAAAGCTTGCCACCTGCAGCAATGACATTGCGTAACCCTTTGACCTTGTAGGTGCGTAAATGAGCCTTATAGACCAACTGCCCAGCGCCTAAAGTTGCGCTGTCAAAAATCGTTAATCGATCTAATAAACGCTCAATGACTGATTGGCCCCAAAGGTTTTCTGTGATCGATTGGTTATATGGCAATTCAACGCCGTCCATACGAATTACACGGGAATAATGGATTTTCTGATTGCATAGCCCAACTGAATCATGGATCACGTCATAGAATTTAGGCATTCCATAATGTGGACCATATTCAGTGACAAGATCTTGCATAGATGGCTGAACCATCCAACGGTCTAAAACCAATAAACCTTTGAATTGACCTTTACCGACTGTATTGGTATTTAACGGCGTCGAAACGTTCTGGCCATCGATTAGCATTACAGCAATGGTTCCACCATATAGACGGGACCACTTAATTGTCTTATTAAGACGATCCCATACCTGCAGGCGATCCATCTCTTGGTCAATCATCTCCCCATCTTTCGGTGAACTAAATCCCTTAATGTTGCAGCCCTTACGTGTCATATCATCGGCGACAACATCAACTACTTGGCCAACCACCCAAGAAGTGCGATACATTGCTTCGAGTTTTAATCGGTTGCGGCTTAAGTAATTGAACCCATAACCAGACTGGTCATGTTGGTTTCCTGAACCCAAGCCAACGCGAGCGGCGAAGTTTTGAAAACTGTCCGCCGTAAATTTTAAGAGTCCCATAATTTTCTCGTATTAAAGCTTGCCCCAAACACTTAAGGCTGCAATCTGCGGGTTAAAACAAATCATGACGCTATCAGCTCGGTTCGGTGATGCTGTACCGTCTGGTTGCTTGTTGACTAAGATCTTACCCACACCGTTCTTTGTATATGTAGGCTGTGATAACTCGGTAGTGAGCAATGCCAACTCCTTAGGGTCGATATGCTCACTAGATAGTGAAATGATCATGTCGGGATCATATTCACGCCCTTCCAGTGCTCTAAATGTTTCCTGAAAACGTAAACGCAAAGACCACCATGATTGTGCTTTGAGATTTGCAAAGAAATCCTTATTGAAACGCATTTCAACCATCTGACTATCAGGCTCATGCACTGCACCAGATCCACGGAATGGCTGAACATCAACCTCGGATAATCCTTGCTCTCTCCGTATCTCATTGATCACTCGGGCATCTCCACGGCATCCAGCACCTAAACCATCGGCATCGTAAAATAACGTGTCGATTGATTGATCGATACTTAGATCCATGGCCTTTTGAGTTGTTCCGAAAATATCATCGCCTTTGCCTGACCATGTATCCAAATAGGTCATAACAACGCCGTGACGCGCTGCATAAGAGTTCTTATCCTTACCCTCATCAGCAACGTCCAGACCTGCAATACGATCACCTGTAGGCTCAATGCCAAGCTTAGTATGTGCATCAACTGCAAACTGTACCCACGTTGATGGAATCAAGACACCTTCCACAGATGCGGCATAGTTAATATCGACCTCTTGAGCCAGGACAACATCATCGAGTGTGGCCAGTTGCTTTTCATACCACGGGTGGATCTGCTTCCCTTTATATTCAACGGTCCAGTTCTTATCCGGGTTAGCTCGCCAAGGCATTGAAAAAACTGCGTAGCGGCCGCTGAATCTATCCTGGTGAAATCGATCACCAATCCCGTTAGGTGTAGATCCTTTGATATGAACGTTCGTGTTTTGCGATATAGCTGCATCAACAGCCTCTTGTCGCTCTACGAATGCCCACTCATCAAGAAAATACATTGTGGTACGTCCACCACGGCCAATATTGTCACCAGCTTCACCTGTAATGGTTGCGCCGTTATCCGGGTTAATGATCCGCATATAGTTATCATGCACTTTCTCGACAAAGCCCTTAGGCTTCATCCAGTCAGGCATTTTGCTGAACATATCGCGGAACTTATGGAATAGGGTTTTAGGGTCGCCCTTCTTATCTACCAATTCCTCTTTACGGCTACCCACTCCACCTGCAAAGCCGTCAACGTATAACCACCGATGCAGGAAATACCCGAGGACAACATAGCTCATTCCCTCATCACGGGATTTTTCAATTAGGCCATGTGTCTGTGTATTCTCTCGCTCTAATAGCCAATCAACCAACTCCACTTGCTTAGGCCGTAACACAAAAGGAATATTGGCAGGGAGACCAAACGACATGCCGCGCGGATCATATGTCCATATCCAATGATTGAACCAATGAATCGGATCTGTACGGCACTTATATAGCTCCGCCTGAATGCTTAATTCGTTCTGCTCAGCTACAGCTTTGTAGTAGTAACGCCGTGACATTTCGGCCACAACATCAGGAAGCCGTGTATTAATCGTCCACTGTTTGATTAATGGCGCAATCTCATCAAGTGCATAAGTCATTTCTTACCTGTCAGGACTAAACGAGAAAGTTCTAACGGCGACATCGCGGCAAGTTCTTCCGGTGTAAGAATTGGTGGTGATGGGATTTGAGTATTTTCTGTTTTTATTGCCCCACCGCCTGCCCCTGTAATTTCGACACGCTTCTCATAAAAACCTTTCATGATCTTTTGCATTTGGTCCACGATTTTAATTGTCATCGTCACGTTATTTTTTTTAGACCAAAGCAGATCGCTTAAAATTTTGAGCTGAACAATGTCATTTGCTCCACTAATGTTGTGGATTGGTTGCTTGAGATAATCATCCCGTGTTGTTTCAAATACGTCCTTGTATTCTTGTCGTAGATCTCTGCCTGCAACCTTGGTGGGGTCGTAGGCTTCCACTTGCTGCGGTGACACATCAATGTTGAATTTTTCCTTGATGTCCTTAACAACTTCTGAGGGTGTCATGAATTGCGCAAGTGACCGAACTATATAGAGTTGCTCGGCTTTTTTTAGCTTTGCCATAATTCAAAATCCATCAAGGCCCATCAAGGAAACAGGCCAAAAAAAAGAGCCATTAGGCTCAACTTACAAGGCAGGTTCCACAGCACTTGGAAATGTTTACATCATTCACAAACGGCGATTGCTTCGCCACTTCAATAAGTCGCTTCACTTGCTCGCTCGCTCCCCATCGTTTCACTACGCCGACAAACTCCTCAACATCGTGGCCAGTGAGATAGTGTTTTGGTAAACCTGTCATCTCGCTAAGACGTGGTTCACCATCCTCATCACGCTCTACGCCGATGTGATATAGCTCATGCTCTATCAATGCACAAAAATCTCGGTCTGTAGCTTGCTCGCAAAAACTGGCATCAATGGTAATGAGATATACCGGCACATAGCCAAACCAATCACGCATCTGCTGCTCTTGTCTCGCCTTACGCCAACCGCCCTGGTTAAACATAACTTTTTCACATTGGCCAGAAACCATTTGTTTTTTGACAGTACATGCTTGTGATGCCCAGGCAAATGCAAGGAAACCTTCGCTGTCATGTAATAACTCAGCGATATGGTCATGGTCTGGATTATGTAATGGTCCACCAATAGTTAAAAAATTATCAATAACCCACTGCATAAGATCTGGTGCAGGTGCTAAGAGTATCGCCTCTGCATCATCTGCTTGATCGATCAAGTCAGTCGGTGGAAATGGTCTTATTTGGCTCATTAAATGTATGCCTCTTTAAATTTTTTAGCCACTGGTGTGCAAAGTGCGCTTGTATCTGTAATGGTCCAGCTTCGTTAATTTTGAATCTAGCTGCTGACTCCAAGCGAACTACTGTAAACCCCATTTCATATGCAGTGTTTTCACGATCAGCATCATGGGAAAAGCATTTTCTTTTTCTTCCTGCCGACCAAGGTCCACCAGCAATTTCAACCAAGATTCGATACTCAATTAAATGGAAGTCAAAACGCCAATGCTTAGTTGATTTAAACTGAAATAACTTTTCAAATTTAATATCTAAAACCTGCAAGGCACGCTCCAAATCCTCAAAAGCTTCTAAGTATTTCTCATTTGCTTTCGGTAATGGTTTATTACGTGGTTTAACTTTTAATGGTCTTTTCTTCGTGAGTTGGAAATATTTCTCGGTTTCCATTCAAACACCCTCACATCACGGCGACCTTTCAGCCAGGATAACTTTTCAACGGCTAAAAAAAATCGCTCGTCTAATTGAGCGATTTGTTCGGCTGTTAGGCCCTTGGTTGTACAACTACCTACATGCTTTAGCTCTTGTTCGACTTCTCGTATTTCATCATCAATATTTTTGTTTTTATTCATATTGGCTCCAAACAAGAAAATAAAAAAAGCCCCGCCAATAACATGTATGTCAGCGGGGCTTCATAGGCCGAAATACACTCGGCTAGTTGACTCGCATTGCGCTAATGCGAGTGAGGGTTTTAATAATTCATGATGATAAGCTCATCACTAGTTTTTTTCTTTGCAGCCTTATCCCTGCTAATCGAATAATTGAGGGATGCTGATTCAGTTCGAAACCCTTGGAATATTTCACGGATCTTCGGATGATCGTTAATAGACAACATCACCTTACCTTTGCTGTTTTTCATCTTTTCCGCTAGCAATTCATATTGTTCTATAGGGAAATCGATTCCATAACCTGCTGTATCTAAGTACGGCGGATCTGCATAGAAAAATGTATGTTCTCGATCATATCGATCAAAGCAGTTATCCCAGGGCAAATTCTCAATAAAGACACCATTTAAACGTAAATGGGCTGCACTGAGATCTTCCTCAATCCGAAGTAAATTTAATCCTCGGCCCGTGGTTTTGGTTCCAAACGTTTGACCAGAAACTTTTCCACCAAATGCATGCCTCTGTAAATAATAGAATCTTGCCGCTCTTTGGATATCTGTAAGGGTGTCGGGTACTTTTAATTTTTCCCATTCAAATATCTGTCGACTAGTTAAACACCACTTAAACTGCCGTACAAATTCCTCTAAATGGTTTTGCAAGATTCTATACAAGTTGATCAGCTCGCCGTTTAGATCATTAATGACCTCGGTTTTAGCTGGTTGCTCACGCATAAAGAACAAAGCAGCACCGCCGCTGAATAGCTCCACATAACATGCATGATCTGGAAATAATGGTAATAAATCTTTTGCTAAACGTGATTTACCGCCTTGCCATGGAATTATTGGTTTATTTTTCATTTATTTGGATACCGAATTATTGTTAAAAATTAAACCCCGCCAACACCATTATCGCAGCGGGGTTTATGTGCCGTAATCCGTTCAGCCAAATTCCTTTATATTCGCCCTTGGTTTGGGTGGCGCACTACCCGTTATGTGGTTGTATGCATAGCCTATCTCCTTGTTATTCGCTCATGCATGTCATGAGCACCTTTAATTTATTCAGGCGTAAAAAAAGCCCGCATAAGCGAGCTTTGGAAACTTTAGAGGGCATCTAATTAATAAAACGCCCATTTTAGAAATACTTATACTGAACTGTATACCCTGCTGTCAAGCAAATGATGCTACTTGATCTGTTTCAATAAATTCAAAATGAAATGACTTTGCCAACTTGTCTCGGATCTGATTCTCCCACTCTGCAACTATAGACTCCCCTAGTTGCTCATATTTTTGATAACTCTTGATATAGGCAGTTTTAGTAATTGTTAGGTGTGCAATGTCTATTTTCTCTTTAAGTGTATATGGTCGCTTTCCAGATCCTTCGCATTTTTCACAGAATTTAGTGCCAATTGAATTTTTATGACCTTCAAACAATTCTAGTTTACCTAAGCCTTGGCACGGCGAGCACATCGCCTTTACAAACAAATGGCCACGCAATACAACCTCAGCCATTGCTTTGGCCACATTCTCTAAAGTTCCCTGAAGGTTGTTCGGTTTAAAATTTTTCTTAATCATTTCTTGATGAATGACTCTGGCCATCTTGTTACGAACCTTAAAGAATATTGCAGATGTTATTTCGCCAGTTTTAAACTCCACTTTACCTGGTTTGTCTTCAATACGTTTTTTTACCTCAACGCCGTTAATGATATTGGTTTCATATATCTTTTTGGCTTCGGTAACTATTGCAATCCTCTCAAAATCAACGCGCTCGAGGAGAAGCTCAGCCCACAACTTTGCACCAGGTGATAACAAGGCCATTTCACCAAGTACAATGCTTTTCGTAATTTTCCCTTTACCCTCGCTTTGAGCAATAGCAAGGCGCAACAACTCTAAAAAATCAAACTTCTCAATCAACATAAATTGCGCTCCTATTACTTAAAAAATTTACAGGTGTGTTGGGTTCCATTCACCCAATACACATCCTGACCTTTACAAACTTGAACCGTGTTCCATGTATTCACGGCCACAACAACAATGGCCAAGATGATGAAACCAATAATTAACAACCAATCATTATTTTTCTGTCTCATTTCAACCGCCCATGTACAAGCATTCCAGCATCACGACCGTGTTCGCTTGTTCTACCAATCCAGCCTGTTATTCGATTGAAATAATCACTCTTTGTTTTTGTCATGTTTGCAGCTGGGTGAACTAACTCATATTTAATGCCCTGCTCTATACAAAATTGCTCCCATATACTGCAGTCACGTTTAACAGATCCAACGCCCTCGCGTACACCTGCCCCCGACTTAGCTTGTCGCGCATCTGCAGATCCGAACCAGGTGCGTAACCGTGCATCCTCAATTCGAACAACTAAATCAGGATCTTGAGCATGTAAAAGCTTCTCCTCTTCCATTGCTTTTGTAATGGTTAAGGTCTCAACACGGTTCAAAACCCCTTTTTCTGCAACAGCGAATCCAGTCTTAACGCCGCAATCGATACCAACTCGAATCATGATGCTGCTCCGAAAATGCAAAGTTGATTAAATACTTGCTGATGAACATATATGTTTGCTGAATTAACAGACTCGATTCTGGCCCGCATAACAGCAGCCCGCATCTCTTTAGTCGGTGGCATGTAGTTACCTTTCCACGCTTGGTCAATTCCAATATTTCGAGCAATGTTTGTTGAGTCTGCTGATTCAAGAGGAAGTTTTGAAAAAATTGCTGGGTTAAGCATCCGTAAGCCATGCATTTTGATTAATGGAAATCCATCCTGATCACAGACAACGTCCATCATTTGATTCATGCGTTTCCACCAATCATTTGTACCAATGTCAGCGAACTCACCAGAAGAACCCAGTGCAATACGTGAATAATCAGCAGCCAAGCGCTCTAAACGATCTAATGACTCATGCATGTGATAAACAGGTACAGCGAAATCTTTAGAAACTGGACATTCTGCAAGCAAGGCATCGTTGTCAGCTTCATTGCCATCAATCACATCTGGAATCACAATCCAGTCGCAATGTGGGTAACGCAAACAATCCAAAGCAAAGTTATAAAACTCATCCCAATCAGTTATTGGATTTCCAGACTTCCAAGCACTAAAAGCTCCGTTGTCTATTGCAAAACTTTGACAAACCTCAATAGCAACTCCTATCTGTTGTTTATGCGCAAAGCTGACAAATGCGTGACCTTGCTTTACTGCTTCATAAGCTGCTGTGGCTGGAGTGATTGGCAAACCGTGGTAATGTTTCATCGCCCATGCTCCTTGTAAGCGGCCAATGTTTTAACCTGGCTTAATAAACCCTTTCTGCGGATCAGCATGTATTGCTTGTTCGCCTGCTTTGCTTCAGGTGATCTATTGCCCTGGACGTAGGCACTGCGTAAAACCATCATTTCTGCATCCCCCTTGGGTTTAATTGCCAAAGTATCTGCATCCAAGAAATCAACATCTGAAACGAAACAACAAAACGGGCGACCATCATCCAAGCGACCAAATACACGACCATCTTCGCAACGATCGACAACACCCTGCCCTTTAAAACGAATACGGCGCATCCCCTTGTCTGGAACGTTGTAGAAATCAACCTTGATCTGAACACCTTTTCGTAATTCAGCCGCTTTCACTGCAGAACGAATTTTTTCTATGTCTGCCTCGCTATGGACCAGCGTGTAGTGTTTATCAAAGAAATAATCGCGCTCGATATACAAACAATCATCAAATTCTTGAACGATCGCTTTCAGGTTTTGAATACCTGCAGGCGTTTTTAAATTAATCATGCTGCAGCTCCTTTGGTCGGCTTAAAGCCCAATTCGTGTAGGTATGGGATATATGGTTTTTGTTTGATTGGATCTGATAACAGTGTGGCCATACGTCTTGCTGCGTCTTGCCAACCTTCACCACGTCCACAAAATGAATCTTTGATTTCAGGATGAAAAACTAATTGTCTTGCGAAGGTGTATAGCTGCTTGTCTGACGCAAATGTAATCACGTCAGGGATGGTGTTTTCAGAATGTGATTGCTGGCCATTAGAATTTTTGTATTCAGAAATACGTTGTGCCGGTGTTTTCATCTTCGCGTATTTAACTCGCGCTTTAAGCATCCACTCAGCAAAGAATTTTGCCATCATGGCATCAGAATGATTTCTATCCTGATTGAATCCATTAAACGCACTTAGCTCACGTTCAAACCATGAAGCATTAAAAATCTCGTTTGTATCGATAGAGCTGTCGATAGAAACAATTTCAAACTTCAAAGTTTCCAAAACAAACCACGTATCTTTTTTATTTTGATTAGTGTGTTTTGATAGTGTGTTTTGTGTGTTAAAAATTTTAACTAGTAGCGGTAAAAAATTTTTACTAGCAGTAGTTAAATATTTTAACCAGTAAGGTTTTTCTAGGTAGTTAAAAATTTTAACTAGCAATCTATTTTTTTGAGGAAAGTTTAAGCAAGTTTTAGAGCCCTTTTTCCCCTTTTTCGATTTTTTAATTTGTGGTTTTTGGTAGTTAAAAATTTTAACTAGCTGACCGCAAAACGGTAAAAACGCTTGAACCAATACTGAGCTTTTATTTGGGAAATTAATCAACTCTCCAACAAAATAATCATCAGTGAGAGAGTACACATTTCCATGCACCGATAGGTGGTGTAGCTTGACCAATCCAACCTTAACCAACTCCTTTGTACAACGTACTACGGTTGGGTGACTTTTCCCTGAGAAACCCTCTAATTGAGTAATTGATAAAGCATCACACTCTTTGGACCAGCCACGTGTTTTACGATTAATTATTAAATAGATTTTTACTGCAGCATCTGAGATTTTACTCATTGCTTCATCAACAAATGCGTTGGCGACTTGGAAAGAATTCGGGGTGTATTTACTCATGCTGCAACCTCCAGCATTGGAATACGTTTTCTGTAAGAGCGCGTATTTGAAAATTTTGAAACTAGATCCTGGTATTCAGTCAAAAGTGAATAATCTGGCTGAATACCGGTTAGATCTGTAAGACGGCGCATACTTGCATGCAATGAATATCCTGTGACCTGTTCAACCAGGCACATCAATGCATAGACTTGGGGGTTTTGTTTTGCGCCATGAGTGAGATCTGCAGCACTGGCCATGATGCAAGTGATACAACTTAATCGATCATTATCTTGATATGCCCAGTGCGGCTGTTGGCCATCATCCTGAATGGTCCTAAAAACTTCAATAATGCTGAAATCATGGATCGGTAAATAGCTCAACCATGTTCGACTAGCTCTTCTATTTACTGCAGTCAACTTATAAACTTCCTGCCTTGCCCGATTTGGTGATTCTTCAGCTCGCAATCCCATGCAATTAATAATTCGGTCAAAACCATTGGCCTTTGCATAACGGAGAACTTCTCGCTTGATAGGATCTCGCTTTAAATCACTTGTGCATTGACGATATTTGGAAGATGGAAATGATGGAACCTCAGGACGTTCCTGAAATCGCCTAAGGACCATATCCAAAAATGATTTTTTAGCTTTGGCCACAATGAAATCAACACCAGCTGCTGCAGCTTGATCGCGGGCCAGTTCCATTGCACCTGGCCACTCCATAAAGCCTAAACTCGCATGCACAACTAGGATCTGCTCCTTAGGCACAAATTCAAGCAGCTTTATCATCATGGCTTGGCTATCCTTGCCGCCAGAATGATTAACAACAAATAAATATGGTGTAAACCAGATGTCATCAATGATTGGTGTCATGCATCACCGCCCTGGTCTTTAACCTGGATAAAGCGACCAAACATGATGATTCGATCAGCCCTCAAGAGACTAGTGATGACAAGCCCAGCATCGCAATAACTCATACGATGGCATTGGTGTAATGCCTCGACAAGCTCATCACGTGTTACTGCAGCATTTGCCTCATCACGATTGATTTTTCGTAAATTGGCCCTTCTTACATTCAGATAACTGTTTAAAGTTTCCATTGCTGGCTCATGCCAGGATTGAATTGTTTGTACAAGTCTTTGCTGTGCCATCTGTTGCTTGTTTGAAATGCCACTGTTTGATATATTTGTCATGTTCTAGATTTCCTAATATTCATGAACGCTAACCGCTAACCTGCTCCAACAGGAATGCGGTTTTTTAATATCCAAATTCCGCTAAACGCGGTGCAATAGATGCAAATTGGTAGTCATTGATATCTGCAGAGTGCGTAATCTGCATACGAGCCAAAAAGAAAATTGCTTCCACAAATTTCTTGTCATAACACTCATAGCTTTCAGGAATAACTTTAAGTCCAAGCTTGTCCAATAAAACACAAAGTGTTTCAAGATCACTCAATCCATTGATTTTTTTATCGTTCTTGAACTTTGACAACCAAGGACCATCAAATCCAATTTCCTCGGCTAGCGTTGCATTTACTACCCCTGCAAACGATTGCAATATGAGTGATTGAGCATTTCTAGCTCTTGCACTTAATTCAATAGATACTTTGCTCATAGTTATTCCTAAGCTTTTAAAGCTTCGCTATCGGCTTTCAATTTCCCGTCAGTTTTTACCTGTAAAACTGCCTGTGTTCTTAATGGAATGCCTTTGTTCTCCCACTTCCACAAGGTCACTTTTGAAATGCCGGTTTTATCTGAAAGCTCTTTTCGATTTTTACAATTGTGAAAACTCATAAAATCACTGTAATTCATAGTTGCACCAAGTTAACCATAGTTAATAAAGCGAATTTACCACTTGTTAACCATAGTTTCAATACAGCGTATTAACATTAGTTAATATTTGGGAAATGTTTGTTATGTCTTTACACGAACGTATTAAGCAAAAGTTAGATGAGAAAAATCTAAAAGCCGCGGATTTAGCACGAGCAACTAAAAAGTCTGCTGTATCTGCTAAGAAGTGGCTTGATGGAGTGAGTATTCCTACTGCTGACAATCTAAAAACAATTGCGAAATACTTAGGCGTAACGGATGACTGGCTTTTGTATGGTGGTAAAGAACAACAGATAGTTGATAATAATGTATCCAATAAGCCTGCACGATTAGCCCCAGTATTGTCATGGGTTCAAGCTGGATCTTTCACGAATGTTCAGGCAGTGGATATGTCTCAAGTTGAGGAGTGGCTTCCTTTACCAGAAGAATGCACGAATTGTTTTTATTTGAAAGTTCAAGGCATTAGTAATCAACCTGAGTTTCTTGAAGGCGATTACATTCTTGTTGATCCTGATGTTTATTATAGTGATATGCAATCAGGCGATATGATAGTTGTAAGAAAGTTTGAAGATGCAACCTTCAAGAAATTAGTAATTGAAACAGACAATTCACGCTACCTTCAGGCTCTTAATCCTGAATTCAAACCAAATATTATTCCTTTAGATGAGAATTGCCATTTTGTAGGTCAAGTGATTGACTGCATGCGTTATACATATAGAGCTAAAAGAAGATCTAGACCACTAAATTAGTAGTGAGTGATACAGCCCGCTTAATGCGGGTTTTTTTTATGTCTATTAAAAAAATAAATTAAAGTTAATAAAATTTATTAATCATAGTTAATTTAAATCTTGACTAGAAAATTAACCATAGTTAATATTAATCTCATAGACAGCAAAAAGCCCCGAAAAATCTTGGCGGACTGGACGGGGCCTTTCACTTACATGAGGTTCATTATGGAACAAAATGTTTTAAACCACAATCGCAACTACGCAATGGGCAAGAGCTTGTTAAAAAATTGCACAGTTGCAGCTCTTGGAATTGGTGCTTTGACTGGTGCTTATGCATTGGTTACTAAGCCAGTCGAAATAGCCCCTTCTTATAACTATGCAAATACACAATCAAATTATGGCGTGTTAGCTGTTCAAATCACACCTGACCAGCGCACTGGCCAAGCAGTAATCAACCTTGATGGTTTCCGAGTACATGCAAGCTTTGATTTTGAATTTGTTGCAGATGATAACGGCCAGTTAGGCAGCAATGATGAAGCTGTATATATCTATAATTTTGCCGTAGACCAGGTATTCACCCCTAATGGTGATAACTACGGCGATTTCACAAACGCTGATGATATTCGGAACATGATTTCGATCATCACCGCCCACATCGAAAAAAATAAAATGGTACGGGGTGATCATGATTACTAAATTCACTACCCCTTTTAGCCAGTACCTTTGCAAAGACAAAGATGGTTTTTACAACGTTCGCCTTGGTCCAAAAATCTACTTGGCCAAGCTTTCATTGAACTATACACCAGACTTTGACAATGAGTTCTTTGGCGGTGCCCAGGACCTAAAATTCGATTGGTATTCAATCCGTGTTCGTGATTCACAAGATGGCGAACTTCGCCAGATCACTACAGATGATCTATCTAAGACATGGTTTAAAGGTGCATTAAAAAAGGTAATTAACTATCAAAGAGCTATAGAACGCACGGCACGCAACAGCCAAGGTTCACGTTATAGCGCAAATCAACGCACCTCATACAACAACGCACAATCTAATTAAGGGGATCTGTCATGACTCAACAACAATCACAATCTGCTGAATTAGATGTGTTACGCACCATTCAACAGGATTTAAAGGCACCAAAAAGTAAATATAACAAGTTTGGTAAATTCCATTATCGCAGCCTTGAGGACATCTTAGAGGGAGTAAAACCATTTTTACTTCAACATAATGCAACCCTGGTCCTAACAGATGAAGTTCAAGAAATAGGTTCTGTGGTTGTACTAACAGCTAAAGCCGTTTTTACCGATGCAAATGGCAAGCAAACAGTAGTAACTGCCCATGCAGGTGTGGACATTGATAAAAAAGGAATGGACGTAGCTCAAACCTTTGGTGCTTCAAGCTCATACGCACGTAAATACGCATTAAATGGCCTATTTCTGATTGATGATACCCAAGATGCCGATACGGATGCATACCAACAACAAGCTGGATCACAGGGTCAAAATAACCAGCCAGGTAGAGGCCAAAACCAACAAAGTGCTAATGGCCGGAACAACCAGCGTGGGAATTACCAGCAAAACCAAAACACATCTCAGCAACAGAATCAGCCTGTTCAAAAGTCTCTTGGCCAGCGCTTTCAGGATGCCTTGGTATCAATCAGCAAGGCAAATAATCCTGCAACTTTAGAAAAGGCATTGAGTACGTTTAACGGCACTAATTTTTATGCCGGTATCAGAAAAGCATGCCAGGCGCGTGCCGACCAGCAAGGCTGGGAATTACCAATGCCTTCACAAGTTCAAAATCAACAAACTAATCAGATGCATCACTAGGACACGGCTATGAATAATATTTTAAATGCCCAAGAGGCTTTCGCTGCTCTTCAAAAGGGTAAAACAGTACTGTGCCGTTATGCTGGTGATGGCGTTCTTCATGCAGATAAAGATTTCAACACTCTGGACCAAATGCCTGCGACCGTTTTTGGCCTACCTAATTATGAATTTTGCATTCAATTAGAAATGTTGGAATTAGCTGGTATTAAATTTACAAAGCCACTTACGGTTGATGAATATCAAGAAGGGCAAGATGTATTTGTTATTTGTACTTATGCCCCTTCAATCTATGTCATGAACTTCAAAACCAGTGCGCTTGTTGAATCTATTAATAGTGGTTTTGTTCAACGTGACGCTGAAAATGCTGAGCTTCAATTAAAGGCCATATCAAAAGCATTAGGACGTGAGTTTAATAACGATGTAACTGTTACTCGTCTTGGTAAAGAGCCTAGTAAAATAAAACGCAAAAAAGAGCCGCAAGAAAATATCACAACTGCTGATGCTCAAAAGGAAAAAGTCAAACAAATTGAACACAACAAGGATCTTGTTATTGATGCGATCGCTACTTGTTTGACTGCAGAGGAAGTTGAAACCACTTGTTATGGTTTAGATGGAAACGGTTTTAATGAAGCGCAACTTGAAGCTATCACTGGTGCCAAACTTGCAAAACTGGAACAGTTAGCACAAGAAAAGGTTGCAGCTGAAAGCGAAGATCATGAGCTGTTTATCCAGGACAAATCGGAACCAGAGTTATCTGTTTTATGTGAGGCATTTATCGGGGAAATAATGGAAGCAACCACCCCCGCTAAACTAAATGTTATTCATGGCCGAATTAATACAAGCACTGGATTGGAAGAATATGAGCATGAAATTCTAGCCAAAGAGCTTGAATTAAAACTTACTTCATTTTCAACACAGCAAGCACCAGTTGATATAAATGTTGTAGCAGCTGCAGCTGTTGCCCAGGCACAAAATATAGATGTTGAAACTGTGCAAAAAAACAATGAGCGCAAGCCAATCGAAGAAGAAGAGGAAAAATACCAAAGCAAACTTATTGAATTAAAGAAACGAGTTGATGAATCTACAACGCCTGATGAGGTTAATACAGTTATTAAATCAACTAATTCTTGGTCAGCAGATCAGCGTCAACCTTTGCTGCAGTACATGCATAAACGCTTAGAAGTACTTCAAAACGAGAAAGCGGATAAACAACCATCTTTAATGGCACAAATCCAAAATGCACCTGATTTAACTGCACTGGATGCACTTGAAATCGATGTGTCTGCTATGGACCCAATAGCACAACCAGAAATGATGCGTTATGTCAGTTCACGCAGAGCAGAGTTAGAACAATCTGCATCAACTTCCATTGATGAGGATCTGCCATGAGATTCAACTACTCAACCAAAACCCGAATACTTTACGTATTCGGGGGAAATATGACGCACATTTTCCAAAATGTGAATGAATCAGAAATAACGGATCTGGTGGCCAACGCCAAATTTAAAGAATCGATTTGGAGAAAGTGATGTCAAATCAAGATCAAGAAAAATTTATTCTTATGCCTGCAGAGTTGAGCTTAGAAACTGCCACTAAACGTGCAGAAGAACAATTGGCCGAGAACTTTGGCATCTTTAAAAACATGAACCGGTATTGTACAGAGCAAGAGCTCACACGCCAAAAAAGTCGGTGGATTGAGAAACGTGCTGGGGAATTACAAGATCAATACCGCGCCCTGGTTAAAGTAGTTGGGAGAACATCATGCTAAATATTAAAGTTGAGCAAGCATACTTTATGGATCATGTTAAAGCTTTAGGTGTGTTGAAAATTGAATGGGATCAGAAAGGCAGTATCCATTCTATCCAGCGTGACACAAACTGCATTTTTAGATTCGATCAAATTGTAGTTCTTTGGGATACCTGGCTAAAAGCTAAAAATACAGGGATTGTTCTTTGTGAGAATGATATTGAATGTGCAATTGAGGTCGAAGGTACGGCGGTTAAAAGAATCCTATCGCATATTGAAATGACCATCATTCAAAAAGCATTAATTTATAGCAAAGGTAATCAGCGTTTAGCTGCAGATCAGATCGGCATGAGTCGCACCAAACTCGGATACAGAGTTAGAGGCATTAGATCCAATACAAGCGTGAGGGCTGCAGCATGAATGAATTAACTGCAAAAGCAGCTGATGCAATTATTGCAATCTGCAATGACCTAGTGATTGATAATATCGAAGGTGAAAAAGCTGTTCCAGAATGGCGGTACCAAACTATAGAAAAAATTGAATCTTGGGCGAAAGCTATACGCGATGCAAATAGAAAAGAAAATGTGGAGAGCAAATAAATGGCTAGTTTTCAAGGTATGACAATTGAAGAAGCTTTGAAGTCTGAACCGGTATTAAAGACTGCAGATCTAGAGCAAATTCTTAAACGCTCATCACGTACATTATGTCGCTGGCAAGATGAGGAAGAATTTGAGAACCCTATGCCTAAGCCATTCTCAGCATGCCGTAATTCAGGCAACAATTATGACTCAGGCAAAATCCTTACATGGTTTCAATCGTTGCCACTCCGCAAAAAGAAAAAACGCTAGTTCGCTAGCGTTTCATCTATCCAAATATTTTCTAACCGTTCTACCCACTTCGTATAAGCTTCATATTGCTCATCTAAATAATCATGCTTATCGTATGTTCCCCAAATTTTAGGCAATGCATGCCCTAGCATGATCTCACATACGTGCGGCTGTGCAATCGTAGACATGTTTGTTCTCATGGTACGTCTCAAGTCATGCACTGACCAGTGTTGAATCTCAATCCCTTTATGCCGCTTTAACCATTGAAAAATGTTATATGGCATTGTCAGGTGTGATGATTCACCAAGTGGCTGATCTGATCCATCTGCAGTGAATAGATAAACTGATTCAGGTGATAACTTCATAACTTGCATCAAATATGGCTTGATGTTTTCGGTAATTGGCCTGATTAAAGGTTTTTTAGTTTTTTTGCCAGTTTTATGGTTTGCTGCTGGTACTGACCAAATATTCTTTTCAAAATCAAAATCTGATTTCTTGGCTAATTTTAACTCTCCTACTCGGCATCCATATACCAATAGCATCGTTAAAAATAGCTTATTCTTTTCGGCCATTCTTGTATTTTTCAACGCATCAAATGAGATATGAATTTCATAATCACTTAATGCCCTCTCTTTTACGTTCTTCTCGATTCTAAGGTCATGTTTTGCTGAGACGTTGGCAAGGTGGTTCGTAGTAACTATACCCCGCTTACCGCCCCATTTTAAGCACTGGTTAGCATTCAAAAGTAAACGTGCTGCAATTGATGGGCTATGACGCACGACATCCTCTAATAATGAAATCCATTGATAAGCTGTAATGTCATCACTATTTTGGCTTCCAAATTTCGGCAGAACATAAATTTCGAATGAACGCTTAATATCATGATGACTAGCTTTGTTAGGAAAACAGAATTTTTCATACCATTCAGAAAATAGTTTTTCAAATGTATAGGCATTCTGAATGCTTGAAAGCTCTTTTAATCTTACTTGTTTAGGGTCATGGCCTTTTTCCAATAGAGCACGTAAACGATCCGACTCTAAACGGGCCTCTTTTAAAGTGATGTTTGGATATGAGCCAAGATCAAGTCGGTGTTGTTTCCCGTTATAGCGGTATCGTAATTGAAATATAACTTTGCCCTTGGGTGTGATTCTCACCCCCATGGCATCACGATCTGAAAATTCTTCTAGCTTATCTCTATCCCTTCCGAGCTGCGCTTTTAACCAAGATTCTGTAAGAGCCATAAATACCAACACTAAACTGAAGGAACAGTGAAAAACCCTCAAATATGTACTCAT